TCGGGAGATCCCAAGATCGAGATCGAGATCGAGGGGGCGGAGCCGTGGGTGAACAAGGCGATGATGCGGCGGATCCAGGACGATCTTTCCGAGGATGAGGGCAACAGCCTTTTTATCGCCTTTTACACCTGGATGAAGGACGCCCTGGTTTCCGACACGTCGGTGGTCAAGCCCCTGTGGCACCGCGACCACGAGCTGAAGCAGATGACCTGGCCCCGGATGACGGTGGAGCAGCTCAAGGTCCTGGGCGAGGACCCGGACGTCGAGGTGGTGGACTGGGAGATCGGAGAGGAGCGTTTCGGCAGCCAGTACGTAACCAACGTCAAGACCCGGATCCGGGCGGTGCGGGACGACAAGCTGGCCGTGGACAACGTGCCCCACTGGGAGTTCATCGCCGCCGCAAAATCCACCAGCGTCAACGACGAGTACGGCAAGGGCCACAAGACCACAGTCAACCTGGACTTTTTGAAGCGGATCAACCGCTCCCGGACAAAGCCAGGCGAAAAACCGTTTTTCAAGAACCTCTCCGCCCTGGAAGATGCGGTGGACGGAGACTCTCAGGACGGGTCGAAGTTCGCCGGCGAGTCCGAGCGCAACGCCTACATGGGCGAGGATCTCACCGATGCCGTGGACACGGACACAAAGGGTGCCAAGAGCGAGGTGGAGCTGGTGGAGTGGTTCACCCGGGAGGACGTCGACGGCGACGGCTACCTGGAGGACATCATCTGCTGGGTGGGCAACAAGCAGCTGCTGCGATGGGAGCTGAACACCGACCGGTTCATCCCGTTCTGCGTCCTCTCCCCAATCCTGGCCTGTTACAAATTCTACGGGATCGCCTACTCCGACCTGGTCCTGGACGTGCAGAACCTGAAAACCATGCTGGTGCGGCGGATCCTGGACAACTTCTCCTTTACCAACGTGGGCCAGTGGGTGGTGGGACCCAACGCCGAGGCGGACGTCCGGGCAATGCTGGACAACGTCCCGGGGGACGTGATCCGGGGCAAGCTGGACGCCGTCAAGAAGGAATACCCGAAACCCTTCCACCCGTCCGTTTTGAACCTGGTGGAGTACGTGGACACGGTCAAAGAGAACCGGACGGGGGTGACCCGCTACAACCAGGGCCAGGCGGCCGGCAGCCTGAACCGCACCGCTGCGGGGATCTCCATGATCCAGGGGGCGGCCCACCAGCGGCTGGAGATGGTGGCCCGGATCTTCGCCGAGACAGGTGTCAAGGACTTCTACCGCAAATGCACCATGCTCTACCAGCGGTTCATGACCCGGCCCTTTACGGCCAAGGTGATGGGCCGGGAGGTGGAGATCACCCGGGAGATGATCCAGGGCCGCGTGAAGACCAAGGTGAACATGTCCGCCGAGGCGGAGGTGGGGATCGTGGAATCCCAGAAGATCGAGAGAATGTTCACCTTCCTCGGCCAATTGAACGGCATGTTCCCCGGGCTGCTCAACCCCAAGAGCGTCTACAACCTGGCCCACCGCTACGTGGCGGCATTCGGGTACAAGGAGACGAGCGAGTTCATCGGGGAGCTGGACACTTTTGTCAACACCTCCATGGAGCAGCTCAAGGCGGCGGCCGACCAGGCCATGAAGACCCAGATGCTGGAGGCGCAAAAGCTCCAGGGGGACCATATGCTCAAGAACAAGGATCTGGATATCAAGGCGACCCTGGGGATGAGTGAGCTGGAACTGAAACGAAAGATCAAAGCCCTTGAGGCGATGATGGAATGGGAGGCGATGAACCGGGATGACCAACCGCAAGCCTACATCTGAAGAGGAAAAAGAGGACCGGGAGCTGGCGGAGGCGAAGATCATGAACGCCGGTCAGGCCGCCCGGCGGCTGCTGGACAACCCGCTGGTGGCGCAGTTCTTTAAGGAGGAGGATATCCGGGCCTGGGAGGCGATCAAGGCCGCTTCACTGCCCTGCAAGCATGAAATCTACATCGGTCTGCACGCTTACGCGGATGCGGTGGAAAAATTGAGAAAAAAGCTCCACGCGGCCGTAGAGGCGGCCGCCACGCTGCAGATCCGAAAGCAGCGCTAAACCCACCGAAAGGAGGACCATACATTGGCAACACCTGAGAAAGAAGAGGGACACGACCAGCAGACAACGGTTGACCCTTTCGAAATTTCCAGCGACGAATTCGCCGCCAAGCTGGCCGAGGCCGGCGGCGGCGAGGGCGACGCCGAGGAGAGTTCGGAAGAGAACGACGACACGCAGGCTGGGGAAAACGCCTCTGAGGAAAAACCGGAGCCGCCTGGCGACACGGGCCAGGAAAAGAGCGACCCACCGCCCTTTGAGCTGGACGACGAGCCGCAGCGACCCGCTGCGGACGCCGATCTGGACAAGGGGGGTGCGGCAGAGACGATCGAAATCGTCCACAAAGGCCAGGTCCACACCCTCACAAAGGAGAAGGCGATCCAGCTGGCACAAAAGGGGTTCGACTACGATACAAAGATCGGCCCCTACCAGAAGATGATCAAGCTGATCGAGGCGGATCCTGACGCCCGGAAGATGCTGTCCGACCACTTCATGCAGAAGGCGGGCGGCGACAACCCCGGCGGCAAGGATGCCCTGAAACCGATCTCCGAGTACGAGGACGAACGGGACTGGCTGCGCGACAACGTGAACCATCTCATGCAGGGCCAGAACCCGACCGCCCCGGAGGGAGGCGCCACGCCGCCCGCCGATGATCCCATTGCAAAGATCGAAACCGACCTGAAGATGCGGGATCCGGACAACTACGTCCAGGTGATGCAGCGGATGCCAGAGTTTTCCAAAAAACTCTCCGTGGAGCAGTACCAGCGGGTGAACACCGATTTCAAGGCCCTGTGCAAATTCTACGACTATGTCAAGGACAACGTACTCGGGCCACCTGCACCCAAAGAGGACGCCCCGGAGCCTCCGCCCACACCGTCCGGCGCATCGGAGGATGCGCCGTTCCGGATGCGGAGCGGCAGCCAATCCCCGCCGGCGGAGACGCCGAAAGGGGAGAATTTGGCGTGGGATCTCCCCAACGACAAGTTCAACGCGGTTCTCAACAAGGCAAAGGGCCTGGCGTGACCACGACATAGTCCTTCAGCACCACGGAGGACAGAAAAATGCCAGGTATTATAACTGCAAAATCGGATGTGTCCCCTGAAATACAGGGCTATTACGACCGCAATCTCCTGGAGCGGGTGGGTCCCGCTCTCCACCACGGCCGATTCGGCCAGGTGCGTCCGCTGCCGAAAAAGCAGGGCGCCAGGATCAACTTCCGGCGCTACGGCTCTCTCGCCGTGGCCACCACCCCCCTGACCGAGGGCGTCACCCCCAGCGGGAAGAAGCTGACGTCCAGCACGATCTACGCCGTGGTCAAGCAGTACGGCGATTTCGTGACCATCACGGACTGGGTGTCCATGACCGGCCTGGACAACACCCTGCTGGAGGCCGGCGAGATCCTGGGGGACCAGGCCGGGGAAACCATGGACATCCTGGACCGGGACGTGCTGCTGGGCTGCACCACGGTGCGCTACGCCAACGGCGAGGCGGCCCGGACCAGCATCGCCACCGCCCTTGGCAAGGTGGACCTCGATTCCGTGGTCCGCACCCTTGAGGGCAATAACGCCAAAAAGATCCGCACCATGATCACGGCGGGCAAGAGCGTCGCCACTGTTGGGATCCGGGCTGCCTTCATCGGCATCACCCATACCCACTGCCGGAAGGATATCGAGGCGCTGCCGGGATTCACGCCGGTCAAGGAGTACGCCTCCCAGAAGGACGTTCTGCCCGATGAGATCGGCGAGGCGGAGGGGATCCGGTTCATACTCACCACCGCCGGCAAGATCACCGTCGACGCCGGCGCCGCCGTCGGGTCCACGGGCCTGGTGTCCACCAGCGCCTCCCAGGTCGACGTGTACCACACCATCCTCCTGGGCCAGAACGCTTACGGCGTGGTGCCCCTGCAGAAGAAGAGCATCAAGAACATCGTGAAGGCGATGGGATCCGCCGGCACCGAGGATCCCCTGGACCAGCGGGCCACCAGCGGCTGGAAAACCGCCACCACGACCAAGATCCTCAACGACGAGTTCATGGCCGTGATCGAACACGGCGTGACCAGCGTCTAACCGACAACCGCCCACCCGGCCGCGCAGGCGGCCGGAGGCAACAGCACAGCCGCAGTTAACCGCAACAAGGAGACAAGGACCATGAAAGACTATTACAGCAACTACGTGTTCACCATGGACACCAACGACGTGTTTGTCCACCTGGGGTTCTGCCCGGAGAAGGTGAAGATCACCAAGCTCAGCGACGGCCAGGACAACCTCTGGTGCCGGCTCATGGGCAACGACGCCTCCCTTTCCCGGGTGGCGGCCGGTGACCGCACCGCCAACACCGATAAAGGGATCAAGCTGGTCCAGTTCCCGGACGGGCCGCTGGCCATCACCGCCGACCCCTCCGCCGTGGATCCGGCCGAGTTCTACAAGGCCAACGGGATCCAGATCACCGCCGACGTGGGCTTCCTGGCCGACGACAACGTGGTGCTGGTGGAGGCCTGGCGGATCCAGACCCCGATCCTGAAGATCACCCACGACGGCGGGGACAACTGCAACGCCTACTGCCAGGACGCCAGTTTCGATTTTCTGGAGTGCGGCGTGTCCGGTAACCAGGCGTTTATCGCCTACAACCTCACCAACGGCAACTACGCCTATGTGGGCGAGGTGCAGAAGCCGTCCGGCCAGGGCAAGCACTGCCGGTTGACCCTCACCGACGCCGCCGGCAACGCCATGGCGTCCGCCGACGTGGACGACAACGATGTCCTGTACATCGTGCCGGTAGGCGCTGTCCAGTATCCGCTGTCCGACCTGGGGATCATGTCCTAGCGACCCGCGCCCCTTTGCAGTTCATCTTAGCGACATCCTCACCGCCCGGATCCGGGCGGTGAGGGACACGGAGGAGAAAACCCGAAATGAGTGAAAAAAACAAAAGCAATAAAGAATCCGACGACGACAAGAGCGCTCTAAAACGATTCAAGGTCAAGGTCCACCGCGTGGGCATGGATCCGGAAAACAAGGACCTGCCCATCTCCGTGGACACCTGCAACCCCGCGACCGGGGGCAAGCTGCGGTTCTCCCCGGGGACGGTGGTGGAGCTGACCCTCACCCAGATCGATATCCTTTCCCGCCCCCAGGAAACCAACATCCCCCTGGACGAGGGCTCTGGCATCTACGAGGCCAGCAACCCTCAGAAACTGGCGGAGAAGTACTACCCCGGCTTTTCGGCCCGCCGGGATCCCGCCACCGGGATCATCTGGATCACCAAATCGGAGCCCCTTTACATTGTCGAGCGGGTGGGAGGATTTACCGCATGAAACGCATGACACTCATCTCTCTTGTTTCGGTGCTGCTGGTGCTTTTTGGCGGCAGCGCCCTGGCGGCCAGCAGCTGCACGGCCAAGGCCTACGAGGCCGGTGGCGACATCGTGGTGGAGCTGGCCTGGACGGCCCACACGGACGGGAGCTTTACCGACTACGCCATCCCCGCCAACATCCTGACCATGATCCGGGGGAAGCGTGCCCACCTGGGCATCACGGATCCGGGCGGCACGGCGCCGACGACGCTCTACGACATCACCATAGACGACGCCCTTGGCGCCGACATTTTCGGCGGAGCCCTGGGGGACCGATCGGCCACGGCCACGGAGCAGACCACCCCGCTGGTCAACGGGATATCCCGCACCCGCCTGGTCTACACCAGCCTGACGCTGACGATCTCCAACAACAGCGTCAACGCGGCCACGGGCATCATCGTGATCATCTTTTCCGATTAGGAGGGCGTAAGCTATGAAACGATTTATTATCATTCTTTTCTGTATCGCTCTTCTGTCACCGCCGGCGGCGGCCCAGGGGCCCCGGATCGGCGGTAACTGGAAAGATGTGGGCGGTGTATTAAAACCGGGCGCCGGTCAGGGGATCGACCTGGACGGCAGTGGCCTGGACGATGCCCAATTCTACGAATACGTTTTCATCCCTGTTTCCGACATGCTCAACGGGTCAAGCCCACCGGATACGCTGGAAACGATATCATCTGGTAATGGGAAGGTGACGGTCAGAAAGTTTGATGATGCGAGTGATGAGGATTTAACCGCTAATTGGAGTGTGCCATTCGACATAGATACAACTGCCGGAATTTCATACGCTGTTGAGTTTATCGTCACAGAGGCAACAGCTATGAGTAGTGAAGGTGTGTCCTTTTTCTTGCAAGGGTATTCTTCAGGCCTTGGGGATTCTATTTCTGGATCTTTTGGCACGGCTGTTGAGTCGAATAAAACCGGTAGGTCGGACCCGCAATATGACTTGGTTCGGACATCTTGGAGTACAACGGTTACGGTTACAGGTCTTGCCGCAGGGGATAAGGCGTTCTTGAACTGGTATAGAGATGTATCTGACGCTAACGACGATTACGCCCAGGATGTGGGACCAACTGGCATCTGGATTCGCTACGTCCGAGAAACCGTAGCCCCATAGGAGGTATGACATGAAAAGATTACTATTGCATATCCTCCTGGCACTGTGCCTTATATCTCCGGTCTTTGCCGCAGAGATCCTTGACTTTAGTTTCTCACAGCAGGGAACCACCGATCCGGTCAAGGGCGGGATTGGGAGTGCGACTTTTACCTATTCCGGCACGAACCGCACCTATATTGACGATGCCGGTGTGCTTCAAACTGCCGGGGCGAATACAGCCCGAATAGCCCCAGGCGGTCTTCTCCTTGAGCCGCAGGGTAAGAATCTGTTGCAGGAGTCGAGGGATTTTGACGAGGCGATTTGGACAGCAGACTATGCCACCACTTTAGCCCAAGATGAGACAGGAGTGGATGGATCTGCTAACAAGGCATGGACCTTCACAGACAGTAACTCATCATCTGGTGGAGTCGGCCATAGGTATGAACAACAGGTTATATCCAAGACAACTTCCGATACTTCCACTTACACATTTTCTATCTTTGTGAAAAAGACAACATCTGCCTCATCCTTCCCCGGACTACTCATGCGGTTTGACGGTGGGACTTCTGACTACTCATGTATCATAATAGATACAGACAATGGGACCGTCACTAATAGGGATTCGGGAACGGCACCAGAAAGTACCGGTGTTGAGGATGCTGGCGATTACTGGCGAGTTTGGATGTCTCATGACGATTCAAACGCTGATAATAACGAGCTAGCCGTGGGCGTCTATCCCGCCATCAATACTGATGCCGGTGCCACTTGGTACGGAACCACCACCGGCTCCGCAGTATTCGACGCCGCCCAACTGGAACAAGCCGCATTTCCAAGCAGCTACGTTGATAATGACGGGGTGGCGCTTGGCTCAGAGCTGGTCACTGACGGTACATTTGATGCTGTGAGTGAGGGGAGTGAGATTATCACGGCACAGGTTGACCGGGACTTTTCGGGGGCCAGTAATTGGGCCAATGCTACTTGCGGTACTTATGACGAAACTGGCGATTTGAGTTTGACCTGTACGACAGGTCAGTATGCTGTTCTAACGAACGGCTATGCAACAACCACGGTCGGAAACACATACAAAGTTACATATACTGCATCTGGTGTATCTGGTACCTGGGAATGGAAGGAGGAAGCGGCAAATGTAAAACAGGGTGATATAACAAGCGGTACAAATAGCTTTTACTATAATGCACAAGGAGCCGGTGGAATTATTGTTAGATGTTCTGGTGATGGCAGTATAGATCTTGATGACTTTAGCATTGTCCCCATCACCTTCACCCACTGGACCGCAGGAACCGCTATTGCCCCACAGGCAAGTTCTGGTTCTCTAACAAACAAGGCTAACTACAGCGGAGACCAATCAACCAATGTTGATTTGGCCCAAGATGTTAGTTTATCGGCAAATACTGTTTACGAAATTACACTAACCGCTACCAGATCAGCCGGGACGGGGTGGGTCTGCGCTGGATCGACCGGGTGTAGCACTTCACAAGGGTACGATGCTATAACAACCAGTGGGGATTATGTTTACTATCTGGTAGCATCGGGAAACAGTACATTGTATGTTACAGGCAATTCTGCTTTCATCGGTACCATCGACGTAGTATCCATCAAAGCCCTCGGCACCGCCCGCCTCACAGAAGCCGCTGCCATGAGCTATACGCTGCCGAGCAACCTGTTTGCAGAGAGTTTGGGGAGTGAGCTTGTAACGAATGGAACTTTTGACGCCAACACTACCGGATGGACTCCAACTGATTGTACTTTAGCGTCCGTAGCTGGTGGTCAGTCAAATAACAGTCTTGAGATTACCAGAACCGGTGGGTCAAGTCAGTACGCAAAAGCAACCGTTACCGGACTTACAGCCGACGATACTTACGCACTGGAATATTACCTAAAAAGTGGGACATCTGGTGACGAAAATAGTCGAGTCCAGATAAACAATGGATCTGATGTGTTTTTCGATGAGTTTAACAATGCGTCAACTGGATCGTGGGTGAAGTATAAATACTACTTTAAAGCCCCGACATCCACTATTTACCTCTATCTGATGAAGCTGACCTCTACTGCCGGAACCATGCTCTTTGATGAAGTCTCCGTCAAACAAGTCACCAACAGTTGGGACGGTATGCCTCCCCACGGCACTATGATTGTGTGGTGGGAGTCGGGGTATAGTACCGCTGACGTTGGTGATGCGTCTCAAATAATTGCCGTGAAAGATGGCACCAGCGGCCTTTTAAGGCAGAACGCTACCGGCACATTACTACTTACCAGAGACTCGGCTGCACAAGACGCTTCTGTTTCGCTATCTCCCGCTTTAGGGACACTCTATAAAATTGCCATACAGTGGGGATTTCTTGAGAGTAACGTGGCTAAATTTCGGATTGGTGCGGATTCTGGTGCGGGAGTTTCCTGGGGCGGGACAACGGACTACTCCGGTGCATTTACTACAGGCTCCAATCTGAATATTGGATATACATTCGGCACCGGCCCCATGAAAATCAATCGCATCCTGATACGGGATGATATCGTTCAAGCGAGTTATATCAATAATAATTAATAACGCGGGGATGCCATGGGCACCTTATCGACGGTCATGTCCCGGGCGAGAGTCAACGCCCGGGACGTCAACAAGCTGAAGTCCACCGACGCCCAGTACCTGGGCATTGTCAACGACATTCTGGAGCAGATCTACGGCGAGTTGTGCGGGATCGAGAGCGTGCTGGTGTACAAGGAGGGGAGCATCACCCTTGCGGCGGACACGCCGGAGTACACGCCCTCTTTCTCCTTCAACTCGATCATGGACGACGGGATGTGGATCGACGGGGAGGAGACGTTCCTCTTCCAGGGGTCCGAGGCGGACAAGATTCACTACGATGTGGACACGGTCACCGCCCAGCCGGAGGCGTTCTACATCACCGAGGACAACAAGATCGGATTCCTTTCCGTTCCGGACCAGACGTACACGGTGTACTGCCAGTATTTCGAGCCGCTCACCGAGCTGGCCGACGTGACAAACGACGCCGTGCCCTGGCAGGGGATCTGGGACTCCACCGTCCAGCACACCCTGACGGCCACGGCCCTGGACATCCAGGAGCGGCCCAGCGCCAAGTGGTGGGCGAGGGCGGCGGCCGCCCACGGGACCGCCATGGCTACAACCTATGCAAGGGGCATCCGCCGCCGCCGGGCGGGCGGGGACCTGTTTCGAGGGGTAAGCGGGATATGAGCCTTTGGGATCACATGGCCCGGACGCCGGACATTCGGCGCCGGATGAAAAACAGCGCCGTCAAGGGTTTCCCCCACGGGCTCAACACCCTGGTGTCTGAGATGCAGATCGCCAAGACCGAGGCCGCCGAGCTGATCAATTTCAAGATCAACCCCGGCGGTCAGCTGGAGAGCCGTCAGGCGATCAGCCGGCACACGAACACGGCGGTGACCGGGAACGCTGCGATCAAGGCGGCGGAGCTGGCGCTGCTGGGGTCCACGGCCTACGAGCTGCAGGTGGACGCCAACCACCGGCTCTACTACCTGGACGGCAACCTGGACCCCCAGCTCATCGGGACCCTTGCGGGCGCTGCCCAGATCCTGCCCTACAACGGCGTGGCGGTGCTGCTGGACGGATCCTACGCGAAATACGTGGACGACACCTCGGCCATCAAGATCTGCTACGACGCCGGGGACGGGACCAGCGGATACCAGTTCGACAATTCCGCCGGCACGGACGATGTCACCCTGAAGCTGGGAGACGGCACCAACACCCGGATCGCCACCGTTTTCACCGCCCAGACCTGGACCTCCGGGTACACCATCCCGCCCACCCGGGTACAGTTCAAATTGTCCGCTGCGGGCACGCCCAACGCCTCTGCGGTCACCGCGCGGATCCGGGCGGCCGGAGACGACTCGATCCTGGCGGAAAAGGTGCTGGTGGCGGACGCCTCCACCCTGACGGGAACGGCTGCCGAAGAGACGGTGAGTTTTGTTCCGGCCGACGTGACCACGGAGATGAGCCCCGCAACCGACTACTACTGCAGCATCGAGCATTCCGGCGGCGACGGCAGCAACCACGTCCTGGTCCACTGTACCACGGTGGCCAGTGGTGGCACGGGCGCTGTCTATGCGGGATCCTGGGCAGCGGACACCACCAAGGACCCCATCGCCAGCCTCCGGCCAGGCCGCCCGCCCAAGATCGCGTTCGGGTATATCAGCGACAACCGGATTTTTGCCGGCGGGGATCCGGACAATCCTGGGTGGGTGCGGTTCTGCAACCTGACCCACCTGGACTGGTCCACGGCCAACGGCGGCGGGTACGTGGGGGCGGTGGACGACGACCGCAACAACTTCCCGGTGGGGGGGATCTGCGACCTGTACGGGGATCTTTTCGTTTTCGGCAAGGAGGACCAGCCGTACATCTGCAAGCTCACCGGGGACACCCCCAGCGACTACGCCCTGAAACGGACCTTCCAGAAGGTGTGGACCACCCACAACACGCTGGTGAGCAGCGTGAACGACCTGTGGGCCGGTTCGGGCAACGGGGTCAACGCCCTGGCCGGGGTGCAGGAGTACGGGGATCTGCGGGCGGAAAGCGAGAGCGATCCGGTGGCCGACCGCATCGCCGACCACTGGGCCACGGCCACGGCGGTGGCGGGATACAACCCCCTGGACGGGCAGTACTGGCTGGCGATGCCGGCGTGGCGGCGGGTGCTGGTGGCGAGGACCAAAAAGCCGGTGCGGAGCCCGGACGGCATGGGGCTGCGGTATCCCTGGACCGAATACGAGCTGTTGCTGGCGGTGTACACCAGCAGCGCCTACAAGTGGACCAAATCCGCCAACGGCACCAACGAGTACTACGTGGAGTTGGCCGCCGGCGGGGATCCTTCCATCGCGGCGGCGCCGGACTTTCTCACCCGGAACCGGGTGCCGCTCTCTTCCGGCACCCTGGGCGCCCTGGGGGACCGGTGCTGGGGGCACGGCGACAACGACGGCAACGGGTTTCCCTCCATCTACCTGCGGGACGACAGCGGGGATCCGGACAGCACCGGGGTGGCGGTGCGGGGGCTGATGGTGCCCACCTGCTTTACGGCCCATTCCGGGACGTTTTTCATGGGGGGGTCGGACGGGCACCTCTACAAGATCGACACCGGCGAGTACAAGGACCAGGGGACGTGCCAGATCGACCCGAGGCTGCGGTCTGCCTACATCGAATTTCCGTACGTGTACGCGGAGATGGAGCGGTTTCAGCACCAGTTCGCATCCCGGGGCGGTGCGGGCATCACCGTTGCGATCTACACGGACGGGCAGCTTCTAACCCCCACCCATTCGTTCTCGATGCCGCTGGCCATCGCCGACGATCTTACCCTGGCCGAGGCCACCATGGACCTTGAGGACGCCCAGTTCACCCTGGCGCCGGTGGCCACGGCCGTGTGGGCGGACCTTTATTTCAACGCGAGATCCTTCCAGGTGCAGCTGGTCGACCTTACCCTGGCGGGATGGCCGCTGTTTATCAACGGGTGGCTGGTGATGTACCGGCCGCTCTCTGCGTAGGAGAGGAGTAAAATGGGCACCGGTAAAGAGACATATTCCGACAGCACCACGGTGCGGGCCGCGATCCAGACCCTGCTGGACGACGACCTCACGGAGATCTTCGCCCAGCTCGCGGCGATCGCCGCAGGCAGCGGGGTGATCGTGTCGGCCAACGACACGGTGGTGGGGGTCTTGAACGGCAAGCTGGTGGCGGGCAACCGCATCAGCCTCACCGAGGGCAACGACGGTGGCGACGAGACGCTGACCATCGCCCTGACCGATCCGGACATCGTGGTGGCGGACGCGGCTTCCCTGGGCACGGGGGCCACGGACGGGCAGCTGCGGGTGTGTGCCGACAACGGCAACGTCTACACCTGGGACGACGGGAACTCCAAATGGCGGATCTGCAGCGGGAACATCTATGCCGCAGATCCCTCGGCGGTGACCTACACGGTGGAGACGGGCACCACCATCTGGGTGACCGGGGACAGCCAGCAGAAGGTGTACAACGGCAGCGCCTGGGTGGAGGTGGTGGCGCTGTCGCCGGGCGACGTCTACGGCCTGGTCTGCAGCAACGACACCGACGCCGACCACGACGTCAATGTCACCGCCGGCGGGATCCGGGACGACACCGACGTCCGGAACCTGGTGCTGCCCTCCGAGATCACCAAACAGATCGATGGGGCGTGGGCGGTGGGAGACGATGCGCCCGGCCTGGACGCCGGGTCGGTGGCGGCCAACACCATCTACCATGTGTTCCTGATCAAGCGAAGCGACACCGGGGTGGTGGATGTGCTTTTCTCGACGTCTGCGGACAGTCCCACGATGCCGGCAAACTACGACTACAAGCGGTGGCTGTTCTATGTCGTCACCGACAGCAGCAGCAACATCCAGCCGTTCACCCAGGTGGGTGGGGGGCAAACGGTGGAGATGTGGCTGAAGTCCAGTGTTTCCGTGGCCAGTGGGTTGAGTGGAGCCGGGACCCAGTCCGTCACCGCGTACATTCCTTATGCGTCTGGGTTCTGCGTGTCGGCACTGTTTTCCTGCGGTCCGGGAGCCGACAACAATACGATGAGCGTGGCGTCGGCGTCAGGGTATTCCGGCGTGAGTACGCAGCAGATCACCGGCGGTGCGAATGTGCAAGGGGTTTCCGATTTTATACCCCTGGTGGCCAGTACGGTTTACTACAGCTGCAGCACCTCCACCGGGTCTTTTTCACTACGTGCGGTAAGGATCGTCAGATAAGACAAAGGGGTCATCATGCCGAAGTTTAAACATTGGTACAAGAAGTCAGATCCGGCCACGATTGTCTCATTTAACAAGGACGCCGGCGCCGAGGACGAGGCGTTTGTCTTGTCCGACGTGTATATCCACTTTGACGAGATGGAGCTGTTTCATATCGCCAACGAGCGGGTGGTGCGAAAGCCCCAGGGGGAGATCGATGAAATCCTGGCGGCCCGGGAGGCGGAGCGGCAGCGGAAGGAGGCGGAGATCGCGGACGCTTGGGCGGCCGGCGAGGCGGTGGAAAAAGCCGTGGACGATTGCAATGACGTCGACAGCCTGAAGGCGGAAGTAAAGAAGCTGGCAAGGGCACTGGCTTGCCTGGTCAAGAACCGAGCGGGAAGGAGGCTTTAAGTGACCATCGAAATGTTTCAACCCAACCTGGTGCCGACGACGACGTCGTCCTCCCATAGCTACTCCGGCCTGGCGCCGGGTGCCCGTGGGAAGATCGAGACGGGGATCGTGCCCATGCTGGTGGAACGGGCACGGGCGCTGCCGGCCACCATCGACAACTACACCAAAAACGCGTCAGGTCTCTACGAGAACCTCTCCCGGCAGGCGATGACCAGGGCGATGCCGGATATCTTAAACGGCCTGGCCGCCCGGAACATGCTCAACAGCTCGGTGGCCAGCGACAGCATCGCAAAGACCATGGGGAGCATCGTGCCGACGTTCGCCAACTACGGGTACGCCGCCGGCATGGAGGGCGCCAAGATGCAGGCCCAGGTGCCGGACATCCTGGGGCGCCTGGCGGAGCTGGCCAAGTACAACGAAACCAGCTCCACGACGGTCCAGAAGAACCCCCTGGCGCCCTTTGAGCTGATGGCCCAGGTGATGGCCAATCTATAAAGGAGTTTCCGTTATGGGTTTTTTCGATAACAAGGACGAATATGGTGAAGACAAGGAGCGGGGCGGCTTCGGCGGTCTCGGGATCGGCAACCCGAAGTCATACGGAGGTGGCCAGGACAACACCACCTCCCCCGGTTTTGGGCGGGGATACGACGGCCGTGGCGAAGGTTATCTGGACCGGATCGCAGGCGGCGGGCGGAAATTGGCCGCCCGTGGGGTCGATCTTTTCACAGTGAACAACCCGATTACCCTGGGGGTCAACGTATTGTCCAAGATGATCACGGGAAAGAGCCTGGGGACCCATGTGGTTGGTTGGGCTACGGATGCCTACTCCCGTGCGGTTGAAAGCGGAGTGCCGCCGGATCAGGCGGCCATCGCGGTGGCCCGCCAGGTACCTGGCGCGACCCAGTCCGATGTGCGGCAAATTTCGGATCAATTTGTGTCCAATAACCAACGGTCCCCGTCCGGGGGGGGATTCCTTGATAGGATTGCGGGAACCCAACCGCCCGGATCCGGGCCTTCCCTGACGTCTCCACCGGCGGTGGGAACCCCCGCCGCCGGAACCGGATCCGCCGGCTTTCTGGACATGTTTGCCGGGTTGCCTGGAGGAGAGGCCGTGGGCCGGACCTACCAGGCGCCGGCGCCATGGGAAGAGGGCACCCGGCAGGTGTGGGACGAGTATGTGGACCGGGTGTACGGCGGGGAAGGGGACAATCTCCTGAATCCGGCCTATCAGGTGTCCATCGGCGGGCAGAGTGTGGACATCGTGCCCCGCCGGAACCTGGACATCATAAAGGAGCTGGGCGGACGGGCCACGGACATGCAGCGGATGCGACACATGATCCCCAGCATGTACACCACCGGCCACGTGGAGGAGAAGGATGAATCGATGTGGGAGAAAGGCTCCGACGCCCTGGACTGGCTGAAGGTGTTTGACGGAATCGGGGATCTATTCGGATAAGGGGGGGATATGTCGGTTTTACAGGCGCTGATGCAGCGCAACCAAATGGCCCGGGACAACGAGGCCGCGGCAAAGCGGAATATATTCCAGCACATCAATGCCCAGCGGATGAAAAAGCTCGGCAGAGTGTTTATGGAGTCCGGAGATTTCTCCCCACAGGGGTTGATGCGGTTCGCCCAGGAGAACGGAATGGACGATGTGCAGATGCAGAACCTGGTGGGGATGGTGGTCCAGTTCAAGAAACTGGAAAAACTTAATACCCCGGAAAAAACCGCCTATTCGCCCCGGGAGCTTTACAGCGTGGAGGACGGCCGGATCACCAAAACCGCGAAGGTGTACTCCCAGGCGGAAGAAGACGCCGCCAGGGGGCGTGGATACACGCATGAAAAACCGACGCAGGTGGAGCCAGGGAAGTACACACCGGCCAACTTTTACGAAGTCCTCGAAGACGGCAGCCGGGTGAATTACAAAAGCCGATCGAAGGCGGAGGAAAACCTGTTTGAGACCCGGGGATTCAAGAGGGGGGATCTCACGCCGGGCCATGCGGAAACGTTTGGACCCAGGGAGTATTTCAAGGACGAGGACGGACGGCGCCTGGCCCGTACGATCCGAACCAAAGCGGACGCCGACAAAGCGGAAGCCGAGGGCTGGGCATGGGGTAAAGCCGAGGATCTGGAATCGGGCGATGGGGATGCCGGGAAAAGAGCCGATGAACTCAAAACGGATTTTTTTAAACAGATTTCACAATATAACAGCGCTGCCCGGGGGGAGAACATTCTTTCCGAGGCGATGGGCGAGAAGGGCATTCGCATTGCGAAGGAAAGTTTTTCCCGTGCGCTGGTAATTGGTCGCCAGTTCAAACAAGCCGGCGGAGACGTTGCTGAGTTGGGCCTGACTGAGGCGGCGATCAGAGGGGCAGTTGTTGCAGAGGTAATTGATCAACAAACAGCTGAAGCAGCCTTGAATAATTTATTCGGTGCTACATTAAAACTTACTGACCCAGTACAAGCTAAGAAATATCTGGATGCAGCGGGAGGGGATAAGGAAAAGGCACGGGAAATAGCTCGGCAACACGGGTGGGTCCTTTAGATGGATATATTTGACCAGATAGAGCAAAACAAAATAACACAACCGCATCAGGACATTTTTGACCAGATAGAACACGTCGAACCTGTTCAAATGCATAATGATATCTTTGACCAGATTGCTGGACCTTCTCCTCCGAAGAAAAAACCTATTAGTGCAATGGCCGCAGCCGGAGAAACGTTAAAAAATATAGCTCATGTCACCCCCGCCGCCGAGACCGCGGCCCACCTGACCACCATGGCCTATGGGCTTCCCGTTGCCGGCGCCACCGGCATGGCCGGAAGCTTGAAACAGGATGCCGATCTGGCCGAGGAGGTGATTGAAACCGCACCCTTTACCATGGGAATGTTCGGCGCCACCGGGCTGGACTTCGAAAAGGGGGAAAAAGTTATCGATAAAGCGGCGGAGACGCTGATCTATCAGCCGCAAACCGAGGGCGGAAAACAGCTGACGTCGGCGGCCATGTACCCGTTTGAAAAACTTCACGAACTCGGCGTGGCGGCTGGGGAGGCGGTTCATGATGAGACGGGTAGCGCCCTGGCGGGGACGGTTGTGCAGACCGCCATCGAAGCGCTGCCGGTTTTCCTTCCCCTTGTAAAAAAGGCTGGCGGGAAACTTCCCGGTAAAAAGTCCTCCCGGGCAAAAGAGACGACTCCAAAGAAGAATGCCGAGGCGGAGGTTCTGCAGGAGCAGTTTGCAGCGGAATTCCTTTCGGGAGAAACTCCGGTACCGCCACCGCCACCGAAGGTTGAACTCCCGCCTATGCCTGAAAAAAAGCCCTGGGGAATCAGCAGAGCCCAGGAGGAGACTCGGCGGGCAAAGCCGAAAGAGGAAATCGCCCTCGATGCCAAAACCAGCGAAGCGCTGAAGGCCGACGCCCTGGCGGAGCTTGCCGAAGGGCTGCGGGAGGTCTCCAACCGGGAACCCGTACGGATGCCAACCGAATTGGCCGAAGCCTTCGAAATAATGAAGGAGGAAGTGGGACAGGGCGGTGTACAAAAATCGATCGGCGAAAACAGCCACATTATCGGCAGTACATATCCCGCCTGGTTTCGAAAAGGAAAATGGTCCCGGAAGGAATTCGACACCCTGGTCAGGAAATCGGAAGCGGGAGAGCCGCTGACAGCCAGGCAGAGGGAGCGGTTCGAACAGCTCCGCGAATCGGCGGAAGAGATGAATTCCAATCATCCGGATCTGGTGGTTGGCCAGGAAGCGGCCGATTTGGCAAAAAAGGGATACGAGCCTATTTTTGACGAAATCAACGCCTCTGACCTGGAAGTCCCTGGGGATCGAGCCATTATCAAAGACGAGGTGTTCACGTCCAAAGGGTATGACAAGAACGGCCAGGTCGTACTCGAGGACGGAAAGACGTACAGACTGGATCCATGGGACACCCTCGACGTAGATGGCGTAAAAAAAGGGGGGCCACCCTTGAGGGACACCCGTGTTCCGGTGGAGGGTGATACCTTTAAATGGCTGGGTGTCGAGCCGGGCAATGTGTTTGCCGATTATTCGGCCCTGCAGTCAAAACACAAGGAGCAGTTCCGGTCTCCAGAAGAGGTTCGGTCCCACGTTGAACATGTCCTTGAGAAGCCGGATTACAAACTCCCGGCCACCAAGGAGGACTATACCCTTCTGGTAAGAAGCAACGGTTCGGACCGTGCTGCTGTGGTGGAGTTCGTGTTGAAAGGGGGGAAATATCGGGTTCGATCGGCGTACACGATGAGCCGTGGTCAGCTGGAAGCGAAGCTTCAAAAAATAAGGCCGCAAGGTGGGAGATCGGAACCTCCAGCCCCGGCGAGAAGTCCCCAAGGGGAAATATCATCCGGGAGCCCGACCACGCCTTCCGACGCGGTTCACCCTGCCGCCGAAAAAACTGTAGCGGTACCGGATAAAAAAGTCAAGCCCGGCGATCCTGAAGGCGGTACCACCCTCTATTCGGGCCTGCCCGTTCCTGAGATGGCAAAACTGTATCGCAAGGTGGGGGATAAGGTCTGGGACGATTGGGTCGTAGAAAAATTGCCGAAGGCACTGGAAAAGATCCCGGGCGGCAAAGCCGTCAACAGGGCCATGGTTTATGATTACCGGGGCGATCTGCCCATGAGCAAGGCGTACATCGAATCCATGGGTAAAATGAAGCGAAACCAGACCATTGGCGCCGAATACGGGATTGACCTTGGAAAGCGCCTGCAGTCGGTTAGCGAAAACGAGCAGATCCGCATGGGGCAGTACATCCGCGGGGAGAACACACTCCTGGCCAAACCAGCCAAAGCCCTCGCCGACGAGGCAAAAACGGCCATGCTTCAGCTCGGCAAGCAGGCGGTGGATGCCGGGTTGTTGGCGGAAAAGACATTTTTTGAAAACGCCGGACGGTATATGCCGAGGCTTTACTCTTCCAAAGAGTACCAGACCCTGCTGGATCGGTTCAATGTGGCCAAACCGAACCGCATGGATCTGTCCCGCTTCAAGAAGCGAAAGGATATTCCCCTGGAGGTCCGGGAGCAGATGGGGGAGATCCTCACGCCCGGATACCCCATCGCCAAGGGAGTCGTACAGCTCACCCATGACATCGAGATGGCGAAATTTTTCAAGGGTATCGCAGAAACTCCGGAATGGGCGGTGAAAAAAAATGCCGATCGGATCCCGGAAGGTTTCGTTCAGCTGCCGGCCAATCGAAAACTGGGAAATCTTTCTGAGGCATACGTGCATCCCGAGATTTTCGGAGATCTCAACGAGGCAATCCGGGTAATGTCCCAACCGGAAAAAGTGTGGCGAAAAGCGCTGGGGGCCTGGAAATTCGGAAAAGTGATTCTTTCACCAAAAACCCATGCGCGGAACCTGATGAGCAACAGCGTTTTGGCTCACCTGGGCGGACTGCCCATGTACGAGCAACCGTGGTACCTGGCCCGGGCCGCCCGGGAAATGAGAAACCAGGGGGAGTACTGGCGGAAGGCAAAGCGGGAGGGGCTGCTATCCGATACGTTCACAAATGCGGAACTGAGAACGCTCTTTGAGCGTGTGGAAGGCCAGATGGAGGGGGTAAAGGCGGGCAGTATGCCGGAGCAGCTGGGCCGGATCGGTTCCGGTTGGGAAAAGAGCAAATCCGCCCTGAACAAAGCGGCAAAGCTTTACGAGGCGGAGGAGCAGTGGTTCAAGCTGTCCAAGTTCATCCACAACATGGACCGAAAGAAGATGAGCGCCATTGAGGCCGCCGCCGATTCGGAAAAGTGGCTGTTCAATTACGCAAAAGTGACCAAGTTCCAGGACGCCTACCGTTCCAAATGGTATGGAGCCCCGTTTGCCACGTTCACCTTCAAGGCACTGCCCAGGATCGCCGAAGCCGCCGTGAAAACACCCCATCGCTTCATTTTGCCCGCCATGATGATTCATGGGCTGGAGCGGGCCGCCATGGATAAGTTTGGGGACACCCGGGTACAGGCCAAGGCAAAAAGGGAGCTGCTCCCGGAGTGGATGCGGGGATCCATGTTGGGGATGCCCAACTTTGCACGATTTCCTATCCTGGATGAGTCCGGCAGGGAGTACTACCTGAACCTGACCTATATTCTCCCCTGGGGAGATATCGGGGAGGGTGGTGGATTCGGCCCTGTTCCCGGATCGCTTATGCCGTTCACGCAGCCCTTTGTCAAGGAGCCGTGGCAGCAGGTGGTGAATTACGACACCTTCTGGAAGGAAAATATCGTCAAGGAATCGGATGTAGCCGGTAAAAGCCTGGTCGAGCGTATGAAAACTGAGGGGAAAATCCGTGGGAAACATGCCTTTAACGCCATGGCGCCCACACCGCTGATCGATGCCACAAAGGCCGTGGCGGCTTTAAGGAAAACTCCGGATTACAGAGGTCGGACCCGGCCGGGTGCCGTGGTGGCCGCCGATGTCCTCGCCGGCATAAAGCTGTATCCCGTGGACTATGCCGAGCAGGCCGCCCGGGAGATCCGGCGGGCGGATCCGGAGCGCGGGGAGCTGGCTATGGAGATCAAAAGGGAGATCTCCAGCCTGTACAGGAAGCTCCAGGCGGTTAAGGAATCCGGTGGAGATACATCCGGATATCAGGAACAAATCGACGACAAAATCGATCAGCTGAACGGCCTTGCCGAGGAAGTAAAAACGGCCGGGAGTCGTTTGAAGGTATCCCAGGGCAAGCAGGTGGCAGGCCGGGAATAGACACCATAATTTGGAGGTAAAAAACCAATGGGGGCATTGGAGCTGAAGGACTGGATGACGATCGCCGCGATCATTTTCGCCGGCGGCGGGATCTTCACCATCGTGAATTCCCATAGCCGGCAGATCAAGAGCCTCCACAAGGGGCTGTACAAGGATGACGGCACCCTGGTCTACAAGACGGCGGAGGACTGCAAGACCGACCAGGCGGGCTGCCAGAGTGGGGGCAGCAAGAAGATCGACGACCTGAAGGAAGATCTGGGGGACCTGTCGAAATCGATGGACGGCAGCCTGAAAGAGATCACCCGGTTCATGGGGCGTGTAGAGGGGTACATGGAGCGTAACCAGTAGCAAAGGAGGCGATATGAAAAACGGCATCATTATCAGCCCCACCGGCCTGGGGCTGCGATCCGATCCCGCCGGCAGCGGGGAGTTCGGGGCCCGGCGAGGACCCAGGACCCACAACGGATTCGACTGGCGCTGTGTGGTGGCGCCGGAGCCCCAGCGGATCCGGGCGCCCCATGCGGGGGTGCTGGCCCGGATGAGCTACCCCTATGCCGACGACCTGGTCTACCAGGGCGTGCTGCTGGTTGGCAAACGGGTCTGGTCCAAGCTGTGGTACTTCCGGCCGACTCCGACCCTGATCGGATCTCTGGTCAGCCAGGGGGAGGATATCGGTGTGGCCCAGGACGTGACCAAGAAATACCCGGGCACGAAGATGCAGCCGCATATCCATCACCGGATAGTTCGGTGCGATCCCACATTGCTGACCGCGAGGGGGAATTATGTGGTCTGATGATATCGAGCTGAAGAGGGGGGATATTTTCTGCACGCGGAACCCCATGTGGCTGGGACGGATGATCAACGCCGTGCAGACCTTCTGGGCGGCGGACAACCACAGCGAGTACTCCCACGCCGGCATCATCACGGATCCGGACGGGACCACCTTCGAATCGCTGTGGACGATCCGGCACAACCACATCGACAAGTACGAGGGCGCCCAGGTGCTGATCGGGCGCCACATGTGCATCAACAGCGCGATGTTCGAACATGGCTGGGAGAGGATAAGGGGCCACCAGGGGCAGATCTATCCCTTCCACCGGCTGCTGCTGCATATCATCCCGCCGGTGGCCAAATACGTGGCCACGGGGCGTTTTCCGGTGTGTAGCGAGCTGGTGTGCAAGTTTCTGTGGGAGATCACCCTGGTGCGGACCTGGGCGGGGAAGAATCCGGACCACGTGGCGGACATGATCAAACTGTATCGAGGTTTTGAAGTGGTGTACGAGGGGATGTGGGGCGACGATGCGCCGGCGGAGGTGGTGCTGGACGATCGATTCGCTATAAGCCAGGCATGACGGGGGTCATGCGTTTACCTCCTTGAGTGGCGGGTGCCGGGTTGTCCGGCACCCGTTTTTTTTTAGCCCTCTTGAAAAAAATGTGATGATGAGGGATCGGGCAAAACGCTTTTATGGGTCCCTAAAACATGTCCCCAAGAACCTCAAAACCGAGCTGAAAAGGGCGTAAGATGTCGAAGATGGAATCGAGTGGCTGGGGCGGAAAACGGCCCGGATCCGGGCGTAAAAAGGGATCCAAATCGAAAAAGAAGATGGACGAGCGCTGCCGGCGGATCCAGTACCAGGTGCGGCTGCCCCGCTATATCGTAGAGTGGCTGCGGGATCAGCCGGAATCTGCCGGGCGGATCATCGAAAATGCGCTGCGCTCGACCCATGATTTTGGGGACTAATTATGTCCCCAAAATCCAGCAAAAAGGGGTTACGGTGTTTCCGTAACCCCTTGATTTCTTTGGTCGGGAAGACTGGATTTGAACCAGCGACCCCAGCGTCCCGAACGCTGTGCTCTACCAGGCTGAGCCACTTCCCGACACAGGTGGGTTGTATTATTTCAACCGGCTTGATTTGTC